TGGACGAAGCAGGCGAAACACTCGATCACATCTTGAATCGTTTCAAACACGAAGTCAAACAGTTTGAACAAGGCCACGACTTGGATTCCGACCTGTATGAAGCCCTGTTTGACTACTATTCAGACGCAGGAGAACTGCCGTATGGTATTGCCAAAGCACGCACCGGTGACCCGTTTACCTGGGTCAGCGACCAGTTGGCACAACATCTCGGAGTAAATGAAGGCTGGAAGGGGCAATTGGCCGGCGGAACTGTTGGCGGCACAATAGGTACATTGGCCGGCCAGGCAGTAGCTGGCCCGCTCGGAGCAGCCGTAGGCGGCGCATTGGGCGGCACAGCAGGCGGCATGGTTGGTGATGCGATGGGCGGCGAAGATCAATTAAACGAGGTTGCCCCTTTACTAGCAGCAGGTGCAAGAGCCATTATGCCGTTATTGGCTAGAGTTGGTCCTGCATTGGGTCGTATGGCATCTGGCGCAAGCAAATCAGGCGCAGAAGTTGCCGGAAAAGCAGCCACAGGCATCGGCCGCAGCACAGCAGACGTTGCTAAATCTGCCGCACAAAATGCTGATAAAATTGGGATTGGTTTAGGTGCATACCAAGCTATTACCGATATAGCAAACAGTACTATGGGCGGTGTTGGTGAAGTATACCGAGACGCTGGTCAAGCCGCTGCGGCAATCGCACAAGCAGTGGGCAATGCAATTGACGGAAAAACTGTTGCCGAACTAGCAGCCACCGCAGTTAAGTACGCAATACCAATTGGTATACTGCTAGCGGTATTATATGGCGGTAAAAAACTCATTGATCAAGTAATGAGCGAAGGGCAGCATACACAACATGGCATGGATGCCAATGCGGGCCGTGACGATTATGAAGATGAAAAATTGGCCAACATCGAGCCAATGAGTTTCAAACAGGATCCAATTCAAGCAACCACAGACCGTGCTCTCAAATACGGCGCACAAGGTGTAAACAAGTTGCGTGATTTGTTCCGCGAAGACGAACAAGCAGTTGTCGAGAATCAGGACAAATTTTCAGCACTGAGTGGCCAATACGGACATTCGGGCAAACTGCAAAAGTTTGATGATGTTGAACAGGATGTGCTGTCCAGACTCAAACAACTGGCAGGGATGATTAGACCAATGTAAATTTGTCATTAGAACAACCGCGTCATAAATACTCTTGACGCTAACACTAAAAGCGTGTACACTACATCAGTGCATACGCTTTTTTCTTTAGTATCACAGGCAACTTTAAAAACATTTTACAAAACTTTGAAAGGCAATTAAAATGGCAACATCACTAGCAGAAATCCGAGCAAGACTCGCAGCATCCGAAAGTAACAACAAAGGTGGTTCATCCACTGGTGGCGATAACGCAATTTATCCACACTGGAACATGGAAGAAGGATCATCAACTACACTCCGTTTCCTCCCCGACGGCAACACCAAGAACACATTCTTTTGGCAAGAACGAGCAATGATTCGTTTGCCATTCAATGGTATCAAAGGTGAAATGGAATCCAAACAGGTATATGTGCAGATTCCCTGTATGGAAATGTGGCAAGAAACTTGTCCAGTACTGACCGAAGTTCGCGGTTGGTTCAAAGACAAAAGTCTCGAAGACATGGGCCGTAAGTACTGGAAAAAACGCAGTTACATTTTCCAAGGCTTTGTGCGTGAAAACCCAATGGCCGATGAGAAAACTCCGGCAAATCCAATCCGTAGATTCATCATTGGTCCACAACTGTTCACCATTATCAAAGGTGCGCTAATGGATCCAGAACTGGAAGAAATGCCAACTGACATTCTGCGTGGCCTGGATTTCCGTATCACAAAAACATCCAAAGGTGGATATGCTGACTACAACACATCAAAGTGGGCTCGTAAAGAATCTGCTCTGACAGAAGAAGAACAAGCAGCCATTGACACCAACGGTCTGTGGGACTTGAGCACATTCTTGCCCAAGAAACCAGATGCTGCTGCTGTCAAAGTGATCAAGGAAATGTTCGAAGCCAGTGTCGACGGTCAAGCATACGATGCCGAGCGTTGGAGTGCATACTTCCGACCAGCAGGCGTAGCCGCACCAGCCGGCAGTTCAGAATCAGCACCTGCTGCACATGTAGCACCGGCCACAAAGACCGCACCTGCGGCAGAATCAGACTTTGACGAAGACGTTGAGGTAGCAGAAAAATCTTTTGCCGCCGAACCTGTTGCTGCTCCAAAATCAACGCAGAAGGCCGAAGACATTTTGGCCATGATCCGCGCTCGTCAACAGAAGTAATGTAGTACAAGCACAAGGGAGTCTCCCTTGTGCTTTCTCATAATTAAAAACAAATATTTAAAGGAAACATATGGCAAAACCATTTGACATATCAAAGTTCCGCAAGGACATCACAAAAAGCATCCAGGGCCTCAGCATTGGATTTAACGATCCCACAGATTGGATCAGCACCGGCAACTATGCATTGAACTATCTCATCAGTGGAGACTTCAACAAAGGCATTCCGCTAGGCAAGGTCACAGTGTTTGCCGGTGAATCCGGCGCCGGCAAGAGTTATATCTGCAGTGGTAACATTGTAAAGAACGCACAAGATCAAGGCATCTTTGTTATTCTTGTTGACACAGAAAACGCACTTGACGAATCTTGGTTACATGCTCTTGGTGTCAACACAGGTCCAGACAAGTTGCTCAAACTCAACATGAGCATGATTGATGATGTTGCCAAAGCAATCTCCACATTCATGACAGACTACAAAGCACTGCCCGAAGAAGAACGCATGAAAGTGCTGTGGGTAATTGACTCATTGGGCATGTTGCTGACTCCTACTGACGTGAATCAGTTTGAAGCAGGTGACATGAAAGGTGATATGGGTCGTAAACCCAAAGCACTGACAAGTCTTGTTCGTAACTCTGTCAACATGTTTGGCAGTTACAATGTGGGCTTGGTAGCCACCAATCACACCTATGCCAGTCAAGACATGTTTGATCCTGATGACAAGATCTCCGGTGGCCAGGGTTTCATCTACGCCAGCAGTATTGTGGTTGCCATGAAGAAAATGAAACTCAAAGAAGATGAAGATGGCAACAAGATTACTGATGTGATGGGCATTCGCGCCGGTTGCAAAGTAATGAAAACACGCTATGCCAAACCGTTCGAAGGCATGCAGGTCAAAATTCCTTACTCAACTGGTATGAGTCCGCATTCGGGACTGGTTGATTTGGCAGAGAAGAAAGAGATTCTCAAGAAAGAAGGCAACAGTTTGGTATTTGTTACCAGCGACGGCGAAATTATCAAACAGTTCCGTAAAAAGTGGGAAGCGAACGAAGGCGGATGTTTGGATAAACTGATGGCAGACTTTGCCAATCAGAAAGAAGAAAAACCAGTGCTCGAAACAACAACGGAGGAATAAAAATGTCAGTGGACCTATCAAGTGAAATCTGGAATGAGCTAAAACGATACATCAACACTGTTGATCGTACAGAAGCAGCAGAAGTATTGGTTTCTGTACTGGTGGACAATGATGTTGCCCCGGACGAAATTCGTGCCACATTCAAAGGCGATACGGATGTCAAGGCAGCACTGGCTGCGTATATCAAAGACCTTGACGACGAGCCCGAAGAAGAAGACTTTGATGAAGATGACGATATCGAGTCCGAGTACGAAGATTAATCATGTGGCTCAGCCGCGTTACTAGTGATCTGGGAGCGATCCCAGATTTCATTGCTCATTTTGAGCAAGAACTCACTACTGCACGTCGTGATTGCGCCATTGGCGGCATGGTTGAAAGAAATATCTCAGCACTGCCGGGCATTACTGAACATAGATTCAATCAGCTTCAAGAAATTGAAGCTGTATTAAATCATCTCAATATACAACTGCGTAAGATTCGTCGAAAACATTTTCAAAAATATCTCGAAGCATACGCCCGAGCATTGACCAGCAGAGATGCTGAAAAATATGTGGACGGTGAAGACGAAGTGATTGACTTTGAAACTATCATTAATGAAGTGGCCTACTTGAGAAATCGCTACTTGGGAATTATGAAAGCCATGGAAAGTAAAAACTTCATGCTGGGACATGTGGTAAGATTACGAGCTGCTGGCATGGAAGACATACAACTATGACATTTAGAAACGACCAAGAACGGCACGAGCACAGTTTACAAACTCTCAATACATTGGCCGAGTACGATGACTTCATGGAAAGCATTGGTACGCTGGTTGATCTTGGTTGTGGCAGCGGTATGGATCTAGAATGGTGGGCAACTAGAACCACTAGGGAAGATGTGCCGCAACCGTTGAACATTCGTTGCACCGGAGTTGACATTGCCAACGCACCATCGATGTTTAAAAAATATCCAAATATCACGCATCAACTGGTTGACTTTGAACAAGTCAACCAGTTACCAAAAAAGACAAAGTTTGATGTGCTGTGGTGTCACGATGCTTTTCAGTATTGCGTAAATCCACTAGAAACTCTAGGTAAATGGAACAGCATTGCTGAAGATGGCGCCATGTTGGTAATGGCAATTCCGCAGACCACCAACATGGACATTCGCCAACTGTCGTTTGTGCAACCTACCGGATGCTATTATCATCACACAGTGGTCAGTTTGATTCACATGCTGGCAGTGAATGGGTGGGATTGCAATTCGGGCTTTTTTCTAAAGCGGCCAGACGATGATTTTATACATGTGATTGCCTACAAGAGTGCCCATGCTCCTATGCCATACAGCACTACCACATGGTATGAATTGGCAGAAAAGGATCTATTGCCAGAAACAGCAGTGACCGGTATACGGCGTCACGGAATGCTACGGCAACAGGACCTTGTGCTACAGTGGATTGATAAAAGTTTATCCCGGATGGGGCAACAATAAACGGCCAAGTGGTAAACCAGAAGCAATTTCTTCCGCATACCATTCAGTATGTGCCAGTTGTTCCAGCCATGCTGTACGATCCGGTCTAGCAGGATTGTTGATAGCAGACAAGTCTAAATTGCCCACAGACGCAGCCAAACTGGTCGAATTGACAAACGCTGGAACACCGGACAACACTGCCTGCGAGCCAGGCCCGCTGTTGTGATTGACCACAGCCCACGCAGTTTTTAAACACTGATCGTAATCAAAGTTATCATAGGTTCCCTGAATCGGCGTGGGCATTTGTATAACACAACCTGGCACTGCACCTATACGCTGTCTTGGGTGTGGCCGTATAACAATGGGACGATCTGTATATTCTCTAATCTTGCCAGCAGTTTCTGTCAGCCAGGCCACAGTGGGCGGTTGTCCAGCCCATTGTTCACTTTCTGAACGCTGTGCTGCAATGACAATATTGTATCCAGTGTTGGTCCAGGGCTTGGCTGTCAGTCGTAGTTTGGCTGCACGACCTGGTATCAACTCAGTGCCATAATAAGCAGTGCTGCCAGTTCCGTTCAATCCCAATTTCCATGTGCTGCCGCGGCGCAGCATGCCCACCTCGGCCACTATCACAGGTCTTCCGCTGTTTCTAAATGTTTGCCATATTTCACGATTGTGTTTCATGCGGCCGTGCCACAACTGACTCCAGATGACAGCAACATCTGCTGAACTGTCCATGTTGTTGTGCTTGATACCAAGCTGGTCAAGACCTGTTCTAATGGCTGTAAAAACTGGCCCGCTGTTGAGTGCGCCATACTGGTCAAAAATACTTACTCTCATAATATACCCGGTTAAATATACACTTAGTTATAAGGAAAACAATGAGTCGTAAATTCTCTGTGGTCACCACATTCAACGCAGCAGGCTACAAAAAATACGGCAAAAGAATGATTGAAACATTCTTGAACACATGGCCTGCAGAAGTTGATTTGATAGTGTATGCCGAAGATTGCATTGTTGTTGAATCTGCACCCAACTTGCGTGTGTTAGATCTATATCGCGACAGTCCTGAACTAGTGGCATTCAAAACAAAATGGCGCGGTGTTCCCAAAGCCAATGGTGATGTGTCTGGTGATCCAACAAGAAACACCCGCAAAGACGCTGCCAAAGGATTCAAATGGAATGCTGTACGCTTTGCTCACAAAGTATATGCTATATTTGCCTCAGCCCATGCTGCAACTGATTGGCTGTTGTGGATGGATGCCGACACTGTGTGCCATAGTGCTATCACTATAGCACAATTGAACAATTTATGTCCTGTCACAGCTGACATTTGTTTCTTGGGTCGTAAAGGCAAGTACACTGAATGTGGATTGTATGCTATGAATCTGCGCTCGCCCGGCACATTAAAATTTCTCCAAGAGTTTCAACGTGTGTACGACGATGCAGAAAACGGAATATTTACCATGAAAGAATGGCACGACAGCTTTGTGTTTGATGTTGTGCGTAAATCAATGACGTTGGAACAACACGATTGGAGTAGCCATTTGATTTCGGGCGAAGGCCATCCGCTGATCAACAGTGAATGGGGTGCGTACCTAGACCACTTGAAAGGCAACAGAAAAGATCAAGGACGCAGCAGAGATTCCGACTTGGTGGTAAAAAGAACCGAAAGATATTGGCAATGAAAAGTTTTATTATAAATCTTTCTAAGATCCCAACCAGTGCAGACACTGCATCACACTTGAAAACTCAACTAGAAGAATTCAAAATGCCAGTTGAACTTTTTGAAGGAACCTACGGCAACGATGCTGTGGCAATGATGGAGAAAGAAAATAGAACATTGCATCCTTTTGGTATCAAAGGACCGGATGTTGTTGCCGACCCAACAGCTCGCCCAACTCTCAAAGGTAACACCCCCGGAGTCAAAGGTTGCTTTTATAGCCACTTCAGACTTTGGCAAAAATGTGTTGAACTGAACGAACCTATTATTATCTGGGAAGACGACATTGTATTAACTAGACCGTACATACCCGTTGACTGGACTGATGTGCTGATACTGGCATTGGGTCATCCTTCAAAGACAGAAAAATATAGACATTACCTAGAGAATCCACAAGGCATACCTACAGCAAAACCTTATTTTCAAAGTTCAATGCCCGGGTGTTGTGGGTATGCGCTAAAGCCGCATGCTGCCAAGAAACTGGTCAATATCTACGCCAACACTTTTCTTCCTGCAGACAATGCAATTAACCAGCACCATGTTATCATTGAAATACACAGTCATGTGATGGGCATTGCACTGATCAAGAAAGACGGAAAGAAAAGTCTTACAAGAACATCGTATTGGGACGAACTGCAATGAAAGATTACACCTGTTATGTAATATCTAATAAATCTCATTTATTTTCTGCCATTGAAAAAAGCATAAGTCCTGAGGAAGTAGAATATTTTGATGGCACTGGATATGTTTCTTTTTCAAAACTGGTCAATGCTTGTGTTGAACAATCACCAACAGAAACAATTATCATAATGTCTGACAAAGTATCGCCTACCCCTGCCGATGTAAAGAAAACGCTGACATTGCTTGAACAAGGGCACGGATTGGTTGGGCTATACAGATTTGGATTTTTTGGATTTAAGAAACAACTGCTGCGGCAGATAGGCATGATGGATGAACGATTTGTAGGCGGCGGCTACGAAGACGACGACATGTATATTCGATTAAAAGAAGCAAATATTTCAATGTATATCACTGAAGAAGTGGCATATACAAAAAGTGCATCGTCCTGGAACTATTCCCAGTCTAGATCGCATTTTATAGACAAATGGATTGATACCCAAAGTCCATTGTACGATCCATTGGCAAAACCATCTGCCGCAGTGATCAAACGAAAAATCCGTGAAGAAACTTTAGATTACAACCTAGGCAAAGCAGTGGCCACTTCATTTTTATCATGGGATCACACTGTGGCACGGCCTACCAAATCTAGAAAATATATATAGGAACCTAAGAGATGAGCAGCACCATAATCAACAACATCAACGGAATTGAAAAGTATTCATATCTTGAGCTGGGCATCTTTGATAATGTAAACTTCAACAACATCAACTGTGGCAATAAATTTTCTGTGGATATGAACGGCAATGCAATGTTCACTGGAACCACAGACGACTATTTTGATCAGTTGAGTGCGTCGGAAAGATTTGATATCATCTTCATTGACGCCAACCACGACTACGAATATGTAGTTAGAGATTTTAACAATGCAGTCAAACATGCAAACAAATGGGTGTTGTTGCACGATATGATTCCTAGATCAAAAAAGTTTACCCAACCAAAATTCTGTTCAGATTCGTTCAGAGTATTACAGTATCTGACAACAGAAACTGATTTTGAAATCTACACAATGAACAATAATTTTGGACTTACATTTGTAAGGATGCCCGCTGCCAAGATACAACCGCCGGTTGAATATAGTTCAATTTCATACGATGAGTTTGTTGAGTTTATCAGCACGGTCAAGTTGTATTCGGATGAAGAAATGATAGAAATTTTAAGGAAAGAAAATGTTTAACGGTACAAGAATTTTTGTAAGCGGCGCCACAGGATCATGGGGGCAAACACTGATTGCCATGCTGCTCGACAAATACAATGTCAAAGAAATTATATGTTTTTCAAGAGGTGAATTACAACAGGTGTTGATGAAGCGAAAGTTTAACAATGCCAAACTTAAATTTGTAATTGGCGACATCAGAGACTACAATGCAGTACGGCAAGCAACTAGAGATGTTGATTATATTTTTCACCTGGCGGCCCTCAAACATGTGCCAGTGTGTGAAGAAAATGTACAGGAAACAATCAACACAAACATCAACGGCACCACTAATATTGTCAACGCTGCCATTGAAAATCGTGTAAAGAAAGTGATTGATGTTTCATCTGACAAAGCAGTTGAACCAATCAACCTGTATGGCATGACCAAAGCAGTGGGCGAAAAGATCATTGTTCAAGCCAATGACCTAAGCGACTATACAAAATTTGTCTGTATTCGCGGCGGCAATGTGATGGGATCCAGCGGATCTGTTATTCCGTTCTTTATTGAGCAGATCAAAGCAGGCGGTCCAATTACTATCACTGATGTAAAAATGACTCGTTTCTTTTTGACATTAGAAGAAGCAATTCTATTGTTGTTCAAGGCCAGTATTGACAGCATCGGCGGCGAAACTTTTGTAATGAATATGCCTGCCTGTTACATCAAGGATCTAGCCGAAGTGCTAATGGAAGAATACGGAACAGTTGAAATTAAACAAACTGGTATGCGTCCCGGCGAAAAGCTAGACGAGATGTTGATTTCACATCATGAATCGCAACTGTCGTTCTGCTATGACAACAACTATTTTTTAACATTGCCAGCCGGATACAATCAAGCACTGGCCACTCGTTATCAAGATCATGCACCGTTTCCATACACAGAGTTTTCATCTGTGACCAAAATAATGAACAAGCAAGAAATTAAACAGATGCTTCGGAAGGGCAAGTTTATATGAAAGTTTTAGTAATTGGTGCCAATGGAATGGCCGGACATGTGATCACCAGATACCTTACACAGCAAGGCCACGCCGTAACTACCTTAGCCAGATCCAATGCAGATGTAGTTATGAATATAGAAAACTTTTTAGAAGTACAACAGTTGAGTGACTTGTCTGATAATTTTAATTATGTAATCAACTGCATTGGGTTATTGGTCAAAGACAGTAACGATCGTCCGGATCGTGCTGCATTGATCAATGGATGGTTCCCACACTGGTTGGAAGAGACATTTTCACACAGCAAAACACGAGTGGTTCACTTGTCAACTGACTGTGTGTTTGATGGCAACAAAGGAAACTATGTTGAATCAGATACGCACACCGAAACCAACTGGTATGGCAAGTCAAAATCGCTGGGTGAATTGAACAACACCAAAGACATCACATTCAGAATGAGCATCATTGGCCCAGAGATTAAATCAAACGGCACTGGATTGTTCAATTGGATAGTGTCTAATACACAACACGAATTGCCAGGCTGGGACAATGCATGGTGGAACGGAATTACCACACTGGAACTTGCAAAATGCATTGAAAAATACATGCTTGATCCGGTCGTAGCAGGCGTGTATCATGTGGTCAATAATGAAAACAAAATCAGTAAATTTGAACTGTTGTCAAAAATCAATAACATATATCAGCTGGATAAAACTATTCTAAGAATGCAAGGGCCAAAGTCAGTTAACAAAATTCTAATAGATACCAGGAAAGAATTTGATTTTGGGATTCCGGACTACGACACAATGTTGTCGGAATTAAAATTGTATGTATGATCTGGCGTGTAATCCATCACTGATCCCACATAGGATTCGATTAATTTAATAGCCTCGCCGCTTGCCCATTCTGAGTTGGTAAACTGACACCATGCTAGATGTTCGTGCCACGCATCTCTTAGTGTGGGTTCATTGGGATTCTTCCAATCAGCCAACACAGATTTTTCAGCAGCCCAGGTTACGCACGGGCGAGTACTGATTACTTTTTTACCATACCAAAATGCTTCTGCTGTGATAGCAGAACCTTGTGACACAACTAAATCTGCCCAATCCAAATCATTCCATAATGTTGCCCATCGAGGTCCAGCTTTTCCCATTTTAAATCTAATTCTTACTTCAGCACCAGGAAACTGCTGTGACATATAGTTGGCCCATTCTTGGCCATTGCCGTGTGCTGGATCCCAAATCCACGCAGTCATTCTGCTAGGAGCGATCAGTACCCGTTTTACTTCTGTAACCTTCCACGGATGTTTTTCTAAATTCAAAAGTGGCCATCTAGAATAAGGGACATTTAGTAATTTTGTATTTGCCCAGCCGTTTACACTGTATCTCCACAGCTGGCGAGTTTTATGCATATGATTGCCGACATATCCTCTGCCTATATAAATTGCTGGCTGGCCTTGGTCTAACCATTGCCTAACATGGGGTTTTAAAATATCCGACCCTACTATAACAGGAGTTGACGCATCGACTTCGTTATTATTTTCCTTAACAATTAAGTTTTGCCAATTAGAAAACCACGGCGATCCTTCGTAATCGTACTGTAGCATCTGATACATATAATTACACAAACTTCTTTATATGTTGCCAGCATTCACCTGACACAACTTCTGCGTGATTCCAATGGCACATGGCAATGCGTTCTACCCATGCTTGTCTGTCGGGCATAGCAGGATTTTCTATCAATCTTAAATCTGTGTTGGCCACAGCAGCAGCTTGACTGCGATCTGGGTCTGTGACAAAGATTGGATAGCCTTCTATCACAGACCCCACAGCGGGACTGGAATTGTGATTTACCACAGCCCAACAGTCTTGCAGATCGTCCATCAGTGTGGCTTCGGGCCGGGACAATTTTACATTGCCAAAACGACCAACATCACCAATGTGTTGTCTTGCGGATTTGTCTCCTGGATGCGGCCGCAATACGATAGGACGGTCTGTTGCTTGTTGTATTTTGGCAATGGTTTTTGCAGCCCAGTCGACTATGTCGTAGGTTCCCATACTCCACCCGCCGTTGCGCTGCAAACACACCAGTATATGCTTGCCATTTTGTCGCCAGTCTTTCAATGCAATACCAGTGTTGTGACTGACCGATTGCCAATGGACTGGATCAGGGTCATTCCAAAAGTAAGTTCCTGTGTTTGGAAACACTCCGTCAAAACTGTATCGGTCGTAGGAGTTCGTTCCACGATAATTAAACAAGTTGCTGTCAACTACAAGTAATCGGTTGTTGTTGAGTCGTTGGTGATCACACACAGCTTTTCTAAACAAATTATGTGCAGCTTGTTTGCCGGTGGGATGTGCCCACCCTTGTATAAATGCCACGTCTGCATCGACCAGCACCGGGGTCGAACTCACCACACCCTGATCGCCTGCTGTTTGCACTCCACTGACAAATCTTTTTAATAGATCAGCTTTGTGCTGACTTTTTTTACTTGGCGGAACCGATGACAAGTATGCTACAAACTTCACTTTATCTTTTCCCAAAAAGCCTTGGTAGCCAGACGGCAATCCTCCAATGCACTGTCGCAAATTTTAACTTGATCCACTACATCTTTCCAGTCTTGTCCCGGTTTCAATAACCAAGGAGCGTGTTTCATATTTAAAAACTTACTACTCCATGGTTCTACAACAATAACTTTTTTGCCCAGCAGCACACCCCAGTAGGCTCCGTGATAACTGTTGGTTAGAATTGTGTTGGCACTGCCCAGTAATTCAATGGTTTGATCGATGTTGCTGCCAGAATTTACAAAACGCGGTATACTGTCATTGCCAAAGTTTTTAATCAATTGTTTTTTATGTTCAAAAAATATAACATCATTTTTAATTGCGTATTTTTTGCGCAGCGCTGGATGCATACAACTGGCACACGGAGTCCATGGTTGATTCTGGTTCCAGTCGCGAACGCCAACTTGGTCAAAGTTCATAAGCCAATCTGGAAATACTATTTCTGCATTGCCGCGCTTGTCTAACAGGCCATTGTGCCCAACGCCCCAAATATGCCGTGGCACTGTGACAGGTGTAATTTTATCCATAAACTTTTTGATAAAATGTCTATGAGCTGCTAAAAATTTTTTATGTGTTTCTTCGTTGGCAGGATCTTGTAATGTCCATTTATGTTGTTGTATCTGCGCCAGTTGATTCAAATCAGCTGCCGGCAACAATGTTTCAACAATGTTGCCAAAGAACTCGTTGGCAAAGAGCCCACCGCCACCTACTACCATGGGCAATGTGCTATCGTATCCAGTTTCTTTAATATGTGCAATATCAAACACTTGATATTCATCCGGTTTTAAAAAGTACTGCAACGGATTGCTGGCAAGATCGCCTACATTGTTAGGGTCAGCACGGTGTACTACTGTAAATTTAGGTTTGATCATTGGATAGGTGTTGTTGACAATATTCTGTATGAATTCTTTCTTGATGCCATTCGTTGGCAAAGCTGCCTTTGTCGGCAAACTCGACAAAGCACGGCGTGCCCAAGGTATAATGTACCAGCTTTGCATTGGGGTTTGGTTCGTACTCAATGTCTAACCAGTTCCATTCAGGTGGTAAAGCGCCTACGCGGTCATCGTCTATCCACGAGAAGCGGTGGAGCTCACTGCCGGTGCTTCGTTGGACGAACTCGGGAGTAAGAGCCCGGTTAGGAAAGCTATTACAATTCCACAGAATAACACTACTCCAATTTTTTCGAGGATAGTCTTCATTCTTTGCTCCTAGATATTTTACAGGCATACGAGTTTTGTAGTCATGC